GCGTGAGGCTCGTGGAGGTGCGATGTACCGCTAGCACTGACGCCGCCGTGCAGGCGATGGACTGCATCGAGATCGCCAGCAAGGCTCAGATCGAGATAGCTTCGCTCTGCCTTCCTTTGGCAAAGAGAATATCTGAGGACGGCTTTAAGGCTTGCCTGTCAGGAGAGGCCGCAGACGAGCTGTTCGGTGGCTACGGAAACTTCTGCATCCAAGCATCTTCAGCGACTGACGCTGAAGTGGTCGCATTGCGAAAAGAGTCCTTGGCGAAAATGGCTCGCGGAAACTTCGTGCGATGCAATAAGGCGTTCATGTCAGCAGGGGTCGAGTGTCGCCTGCCGTTCATGGAGCAGTCACTGGTGGAAGCGGCCGTGCAGTTGACCAAGCGAGAGAGCGTGCCGGGTAAAAAACTGCTGAAAGACGCCGCCAAAAGCATTCTGCCGAAGTGGGTTATCTCTCGACAGAAAGACACGTTTCAGGGTGGCAGCGGGGCGTCGCAGGTGCTTGCGAGCGAGATTGCAAATCCGATTACGTTCTACAACGCAACGCTCAAGAAGCGTTTCGGCTATCTACCGAAGGACTGACGACCATGAGGATACCATCGAACTGGACGTTCAAAGACGCTGGCGTAGCTGATGGGTTTGACGCCCACGTCAGGGAGCAACTGCCCTGGTACGACATGGCCACCGACGCAGTCGTCCACATAGTTAGGCACTACCTTCCTGAGCACGGCCTGGTCTACGACATCGGTGCTAGCACCGGAAACATCGGACGAGCGATTGCCCCAGTCCTCGAGCAGCGCAGCGCAAAGCTCATTGCCGTCGAGGAAAGCCGGGAGATGGCTGCGAAATACGACGCCCCCGGCAGCGTGGAGTGCATGGACGCCTACGAGGTGTCCTATCAGCCGTTCGACGTCGCGGTGTGTTTTCTCGTCCTAATGTTCATGCCGATCGGAAAGCGGGCCACTCTCGTCGAGAACCTAAGGCGGTCGCTCCGCAAGGGCGGCGCGATCATCGTCTTCGACAAGGCCATGCCGGCCTGCGGCTACTTTGGGACCGTCATGAGAAGACTGACCATGTCGTGGAAGCTCAACAACGGGGCGACGCCGCAGGACATCATCTCGAAGGAACTGAGCCTGTCAGGAGTGCAGAGGCCTCTTAACCCTGCGGTGCTGGGGCCAGACGCTCGGCAGTTCTTCGCGTTCGGGGAGTTTGCTGGCTACCTTATCGAGAACCCGGAGTAGCTCATGGGAAAGCGCGGCCCGCCGCCTGATCCGTCCGTCATCCAGATGCTCAAGGGCAATCCTTCGAAGAAGGGCGTCAACCGCGACGAGCCGACGCCGGAAGCAGTGCCTGAGAACTACCCTGCCCCGCCTGAGCTTGAAGGGCGGACGGCGGAAATCTGGCGGGACTTTGTCCGCACGGCGTCGAACATGCGGGTGCTGACGCAGGCCGATCTGTTCACGATCGCCCGATACTGCATTGAGCGCGACCTTTACCTCATCTGCTATCAACAGGTGAAGCAGGGCGGAGAGTATTTCACGGTCTACGAAGTTGATCCCGACACGAAGAAAACGCGGATCAAGTTCACGCAGGTGGCCCCGTGGGCAACGCAGATGCACCGTCATCACGCCGCCTGCCTGCGGATCGAACAAGAGTTTGGGATGACGCCGAGCAGCCGCTCGCAGGTGAAAACGCATGGAAGCGCCGACCCCCTTTCCGCCCTGGCTCAGTGGCGCGCCCGCCATTCGGCAGGCTGAGTACGTCCCCGGCTTTGTCTACGACGAAGCGGTGGCGCTCCGGGTCGAGGACTTCATCGAAGCACTCTGCTGCCACGTGAAGGACAGCCCCACTGCCCGCGCCGGGGAGCCGGTCAAACTTCTCGACTGGCACCGCGACTGGCTGATCCGGCCGCTGTTCGGATGGCTGGAAGACAACGAGGACCGTCTGCGGAGATTCCGCCTGGGCTATATCGAGGTGCCGAAGAAGAACGCCAAGTCTTCGGCCTTGGCGTGGCTTGGCGCCTACATGCTGTTGGGCGACGGGGAGCCAGGGGCGCTGGGGTGCATTGCTGCCAAGACGCGGAAGCAGGCCAGCGTCATCTACAACGAATTGGCGGACATGACGGAGCGTTCCCCGGGGCTGGCGGCCGAACTGGAGGTGGTCCGCTCGACGCGGACGATCTACCACCGGGCCAGCGGTTCGAGCCTGTCGGTCATTTCCCGTGACGCCGGCGGGGCTGAAGGCCCCAGCTACTCGTTTGTTTTCTTCGACGAGCTCCACACGCAGCCCGACGCGCTCCTGTGGGAGTCGCTGCGGTACTCGGGACGATCCCGCCGGCAGCCGCTCATCATCACTATCACGACGGCCGGGAGCGACCGGCAGAGCCTCTGCTGGGAGCAGCACGAGTACGCTGAGCAGTGCATCGCAAATCCCGCCTACGACCCGCGCTTCTACGGCAAAATCTACGGGCCGAAGCCGGGTGAGGACTACTTCTCCCCGGAGGTGTGGGCCCGGTGCAACCCGGGCATGGGAATCACCATGAAGGCGGAAATCTTTGCTGCGGAAGCGGCCGAGGCGAAGAACATGCCGAGCCGGCTGAATGGCTGGCTCCGGCGCTCCTTGGGAGTCTGGACGGAGTCAACGAGCCGGTGGATTGACCCGGAGCGGTGGGCGGCTTGCGCTGGCTCTGTGGGCAATCTGGACGGCCGGAAATGCGTTCTCGGGATGGACCTGTCGAAGCGGATCGACTTCTCCGCGGCGGCGGCTTGGTTCCCCAACGACGACGGGACGTTTGACTTGGTTTGCACCCTGTTCATGCCCCGGGACCGCATCCAAGAGGCCGAGACGCGCGACCGGATGCCCTACGGCCGATGGGTCGACGAAGGCCTGATTGTGGCGACAGACGGCGACGTGATCGACCACGCACGGATTCGGGAATGGGTGCTGGAGTTTTCCCGAAAACACGTCGTTGAGCAGATCGTCGTGGACATCACCGGGGCGACTCAGTTGGCCGTAGAACTGCAAGGGGAGGGGCTGAAAGTCAAAGAATACCCCCAATCTTTCCGCGCCATGTCGAGCCCCACGAAGCGATTCGAGGCGCTCGTTTTGGAGCGAAAGATTCGGCACGGCGGCAACCCGGCCCTGGCGGCGCAGGTGGCCGCGGTGACGGTTGACACCAATCCGTTCGAGGACGTTCGCCCGGTCAAAAAGAAGTCGACTGGACGCATCGACGGCGTGGTGGCGGCGATCTTTGCCCTCGGGTGGTGGGAGCAGGACCAGATGGTGAACAAGGCCCCGAAGCCGAAACCCGGAATCGTTGTCCTATGATCGCTTACGCCCCGCGGATCCCACGTGCCGGCCTGTGGCTGCCGGACAGCGTTTCCGAAAGCCTGCTTGGCTCCGTGCGCGAGGAGGAGCGCAACTTCCTCTGGGACAACGACGCTGGCCGGTTTCTGGCCGCTGGTTCAGCGAACCCTTCCGGCGTGCGAGTTGACGCCGAGGAGTCCTTGCGGTCGACGGTCTTCCTGGCGTGCCTGCGGCGAATCGCGGTGACGCTGGCAAACCTTCCGATTCGCATGATGCAGAAGACGGCCGACGGCGAGCGTTACGCGGCCGAGCACTGGCTGAATCGACTCTTCCTGCACGGCCCCAACACCACGCAGACGACGTGGGAGTGGGTGGGACAGATGGTTGTCCACATCGGCACATCAGGCCAAGCCTTCAACGAGAAGGTCTACACCCCCGACAGCGAGCTCGGCCTGACGCCCCCGGAAGTGATGGCCCTCGAGCCGCTGCACCCGACCCGCATGAAGGTCCGCAGGCTGGAGACGGGCCGCCTGGGCTACATCTACCGCGACGACGACGGCCGCGAGCAGCACTACCGGCAGGAGCAGTTGACGCATTTTCGCTGGATCACAAACGACGGCATCAATGGGATCGTCCCGCACGAAGTGGCGCAGGACGCGATCGGACTTGCCCGCGCGCTGGAGATTCACGGAGCCGCCTACTTCGGCAACGGGGCCCGGCCGGGGATCATCCTGGCGACCGACAGCGACGAGCTTTCCCAGGAAGCCCGCGACGAAATCCGCTACGCCTGGGAGAAGAGCCATCGCGGCCCGACCCGCGCCCACCGGCCGGCGGTGCTGACCGGGGGGCTGAAGCCGATCCCCTTCGAGGGCAACAACCAAGACAGCCAGTTCCTCGAGTCGCGCAAGTTTCAGGCCGAGGAAATCTGCCGCATCCTCGGTGTGCCGCCACACCTTGTTGGGATGCTGGACCGCTCGACGAACAACAACATCGAGCAGCAGGGCTTGGACTTCCTGACCTACACGATGACCGAGTGGTGTTGCCGTTTTGAGACGACGCTTTGCCGCGACGTGCTGACCTACGCCGACCGCGAGGCAGGCTACTACCCCGAGTTCGATACGTCGCAGCTTCGTCGAGGAGACGCCGCTTCCCGGTCCGCCTACTACCATTCGGGCCTGCAGGACGGCTATTTGTCGATCAACGACGTGCTCCGCATGGAGCACATGAACACCGTTGACGGCGGCGACCAGCGGTTTGTCCAGATGAACATGCAGACGCTTCAGCAGGCAGCCCTCAACGCTGCGGCGACGGCCGCGAAGAACGCTGCGGCAACCGTGGACGTCAACGGCGTGCTGGCGATCCTGGCGCAGGTTTCTGGCGGCGTGCTGTCGAAGGCTTCCGCCGTGGAGCTGCTGACCGTGGCCTATCCGACGCTTGGGCGGATCGAGGCGACCCGAATCGTCATGGGATCTGAGCCGCCTACTGCGGCCCCTGCCCCGGCTCCAGGCTCGCTGCCCATCGGTTCCCCCCACCTCCAAGGCCCTGCCGCGGGGGCTGCCGCATGATCGTTGCCCTCGACTTCGACCGCACCTACGCCCGCGCGCCGGAGCTTTTTAACGCGCTGCTGACCTACGCCAACGACGACAGCGTGGTTGTGTGGTGCATCACGCGCCGCGAGGACACTCCCGAGAACCGCCAGGAAATCAAAGACACGTTTGGCGAGCGGTTCTCGCTGCTGGGCGGCCTGATCCTCTGCGGGCCGAGCGTGCAGAAGGAAGACGCGGCCAGGGCGGCCGGCATCACTGTTGACGTGTGGATCGACGACTCCCCCGAGAAGATTCCTGCCGCCGGCTACCGAGGCGGGGAGTCTCGCGCCATCTACGACGGCATCGACTTCACGCCCCCGGCCGGCGTCCGCGAGGAGGCGGCCCGGGCCCTGGCGTGGCGGCGAGAGTTCGGCCGCGGCGGGACGGAAGTGGGCATCGCTCGAGGGCGCGACCTGAGCAACGGCGTGACCATCAGCCCTGACACGGCCCGGCGGATGGTGAGCTACTTCGCTCGGCACGAAGTCGACAAGCAGGGCGAAGGCTTTTCCCCCGGCGAGCCCGGCTTTCCGTCGAACGGCCGGATTGCGTGGGGGCTCTGGGGCGGCGACCCAGGGCAGGCCTGGAGCGCAAAACTTGCCCGGCAGATGGACGCCAGAGACGAATCGTCAACGAACCAACGGAGCAACCCCATGAACATCGAACGTCGAACCCTGCTCAACACCGCCGTCAGCTTCCCCGCGATCCGCGTCGAGAAGCGGAGCGAAGAGGTGATTGTCGACGGCGCCCCGCAGCAGGTCGAGCGGGACTGGTGTGTGGGCTACGCATCCGTGTTTGGGCTCCTGTCGCTCGATCTGGGGGACTTTGTGGAGCGGATTGACTCCCGGGCCTTCGACAAGGTTCTTGCCCGCAGGGGCGACGACGGAGTGGCTACGCGAGCCCTCTGGAACCACAACAGCGACTATCCCCTCGGCCGCCGTCCTGAGACGCTGACGCTGACCCCCGACGAGAAGGGGCTGCGGTACGAGTTTCCCTTCGGCCGGGCTAGCTACGCCCAAAATCTTCGGTTCAACATCGAAGACCAGATCGTGAAGGGTTCGAGCTTCGGATTCGTTGTGGCCCCTGGCGGGGAGCGGTGGAGCAAGGAGCAGGGCCGCAACGTCCGCACGGTCATGGAGATCGAGGCGCTCTACGACGTCTCTCCCACGACCTACCCGGCCTACCCCGAGAGCGACGTGGCGGTGGCCAAGCGGTCGTTCCACCACGCGATGGAGTCCGGACTGGTCAAGCCACCGGCCAAGCCTGCGCCGCGGCGATCGATTGCCCTTCGGGAGTTCCTCTCAACGCATGGCCGAAAAGTCGGGTGACGCCTGCCCGGGGTGCCGGGCCGGCAGATACGGGACGGTCAGCAGCGTGCGCTGTGGCGCGCAGCAGGTTCGCTATCTGCGCTGCGACCGATGCGGAGCGACGGCGAAGCAGATTGTTTCCACAAACGAACTGCGGAAGAGGCCGGGCGTTCAATAAAAGACCCCTGCCCTTGAACTGCAAGGGACGGGGCTCCGAGTCGGAAAGTGCGGACACGCGACCAATCGCACCGCACCCGCACAGGAGCCCCCCACGTGGCCACTTCCCAGATCAAAGTTTTGCTCGATGAGTTGGTGAAGGTGCTCGCTGAAATGGGCGCCCTCGAGGACATGCCCGAAGGGGAGCAAATGTCCGACGAGAACGTCGCCAAGATGGAGACGCTCACCGAGCGAGCCGAGAAGATCAAGGCCCGCGTTGCGTTCCACGAGCGCATGGACGCCAAGCAGAAGGAACTTCGCGGCATCCTGAACAAGGGCGCCCCGGCCGGCAAGGGTCGCACCGGCGATCCGAAGGACGGCGAGGGCGACGAAGGCGACGAGGGCAAGGGCGAAGGCACCGTCGAGCGCCGGAAGGTGTTTGCCCTGCCCCGCGGCGAGCAGCGCTCGAAGGTCTTCCGCGGCCCCGACGCCGACCTGAACGCCTTCCGCGCCGGGATGCATCTTCGGGCCTACGTCTTCGGCAAGGCTGACGCCCGGAAGTGGTGCGAAGACCACGAGGTGCGGGCCCAGTCCGGTTCGGTCAACGCCCTCGGCGGTGTCCTGACGGCCCCCGAGTTCGGCACCGAGGTGATTCGCTTGGTCGAAGAGTTTGGTGTGTTCCCGGCTGATGCCAAGCGGCGGAAGATGACGAGCGACCAGCAGTTCGTTCCGCGCCGCGTCGGTGGGCTGACTGCCGTGCCGATCGGTGAGAACGACACCCCGACCGAGAGCACCGTCACCTACAACCAAGTCGAGCTGGTGGCGAAGCTCTGGGGGATTGGCAACCGCACGCCGAACAGCCTGATCGAGGATTCCCCGATCTCGCTGGCTGACGAGCTGGCGACCGAAACGGCCCTGGCGTTCGCCCAGGCGTTCGACGACGGCGGGTTCATCGGGACCGGGGCGCCGGCCTACCACGGCTCGGTCGGCATCGTCACGGCCCTGCAGAACCTGACCAGCGCGAAGGGCGTTGTGGCTGCCGGCAGTGGCCGCACCACGTTCGACACGCTGACGCTGGCCGACTTCACCAACGCGATGGCCCGCCTGCCGGTCTACGCCCGGCGCAATGCGAAGTGGTACATCAGCCCTTACGGCTGGGCGGCTGGCATGGCCCGGCTGATGATTACGACCAACGGCAACCGCAAGGACGACGTCTCGGGTCCGATCCCGGATGTGTTCATGGGCTACCCCGTTCGTCAGGTGGTGTCGATGCTCGGTGATGCGACCGGCACCGCGGGCAAGATCCTGGCCCTCTTTGGCGACCTATCGCTGTCGAGTTCGTTCGGTGATCGTCGGCAGATTGCGATTCGGACTTCGGCCGACCGCTACATGGAGTACGACCAGACGTTCACGTTTGCGACGACTCGCGCCGCGATGGTCAACCACGACATCGGCACCACGGCCGTTGCCGGCCCGATCGTGGCCCTGAAGGCTGCCGCGTCCTGATAACTGACTGACGCCGGCGGGGAGCGCCCAAGTTCCCCGCCGGCGGCCCTCTCGCAACTCACCTACCCGCACAGCCAACACGCCTCCCGGAGAACCTGCCATGAACTTTGTCGAAGCCTCGAAGACCGTTGCCGCGCTGGACGAGAACCTGACCGTCAGCCAGACGCACACCCCGGTGATTGACACCCTCGGATTCTGCTACGCGTCCATCGACGTTGTGTTTGAAAAGGTCGCCGCGGCCGGCACCAACTCGGCTGTGGCGACCGTGCTGAAGCTCCAGCAGGGTGACGGCACGACCTACTCGGACATCGTGGCGTTCACCGGCTCGACTTCCACGACCCTTCCGGCGACGGCTGGGTTCACGATCCCCACCCCGACGAACACGACCACCGACAACGTCGTGCGGTTCGATGTGGACACCAAGGCGGCTCAGGGCCGCTACCTCCGCGTGGTTGCCACCGGCAACGCTACGGGCTCGATCTACTCCGTGGCCCGACTCTCGAAGGCCGAGCAGCCCCCAGCCAGCGCCGCCCAGAAGGGCGCCCTGGCGGCCGTCAGCGGCCAGCTTGGCGTCGCGCTCTCCGCTGGCACGTCCTACGTCGGCTGATCCGCTTGACAGGCCAGGCAGGCTGACAACGCCCACGCGGGCGGGGCGCAATGCCCCGCCCGCTGTTGTTTTGCTACTCACGGAGCGCTGCCCATGCTGGTCGAGATCGGTTCCACGAAGTGCGACATCCGCGTGAAAGCCGTCATGTCGATGCCGCGGCTGAGCTTCACGGCCAACCACATGGTGTGGTGGAAGGCGCTGCTGCCGCTTAACATCGAGCCGACCATCGTGCAGGGGGCTTTCTGGTCGCAGTGCCTCTCTCGGGCGTTCGAGCAGGTCATTGACGACTGCGAATACATCTTGGCGGTGGACTACGACTCCTTCATGCTCCGCGAGGACATCGAGCAACTGCTGGCTACGGCGTTTGCTCTCCAGTGCGAGGCCCTGGCGCCGCTGCAAACGAAGCGCGACGACGGCCGCCCGATGATTACCCCGCTGGGGACGTTTGCCGGTGCGGGCACCACGAAGAGCGCGGGGCTCACGCCCGACTGGTTTGCGGCCCCGGTCCAAGAGGTAGACGCCGCACACTTCGGATGCACCGTCATATCGACGGCAGCGCTCAAGAGAATGCGCAAGCCGTGGTTCTGGAGCACCCCCAGCGAGCGAGACGATTGGAACGACGGACGCGTTGATGACGATATGTTCTTCTGGCAGCAGTGGCGAGCCAGCGGCCTCCGCTGCTTCGTCACTCCTCGAGTCTGCATCGGCCACGGCGAATACAACATCACTTGGCCGGGGGCTGATCTGGCAACGCCGGTGATCCAGTCAACGCGGGATTTCACGCAAGGCGGAAAGAAGCCTGACGGCATCTGGCGGATCGGAAACAAAGAGGACGCCGCATGACCACGCAGCGATCAAACGACCGCAGCTACGTCGAGTACCGATCCTTGATCCGGCTGACGCAGCCGACGGTAGAGCCGGTGTCGATTGCGGAGGCGAAGGCTCAGTGCCGCATTGACGACACCGGCGAGGATCTGCTGCTGCTGGCGACCTACATTTCCGCGGCCCGGGAATGGGCGGAAGCCTACACGCGACGAACCTTCATCCACACGCAGTGGCAGCTTCGCACAGACTCGTTTCCGTTTGAGTTCCGGCTGCCGTTCCCGCCGATGGCTACGGCGACTGGGTACACGACGGTGGCGGTGACTTACACCTCGAGCATCGTCAGCGGAGTCGGCACGGTGGCGACGCTCCCAACCGACCAGTACCGCGTTGACCGCGAGCAGACCCCGGGGGGCCTCCGTCCGCTCTACGGCCAGTCGTGGCCTGGGCACATCGTTGACCGCAACGCCGTTACCGCCACGTGGTGGGCCGGCTACGGCGAGGACGGGACGAAGATCCCGAAGGCGGTCAAGCCGGCAATCATGATGCTGGTCGCACACCTCTTTCGCAATCGTGAAATGACCGCCGAGATGGCCTTGAAAGAGGTTCCTTTCGGCGTGAAGACGCTGTTGAACACCGTCCGCTGGGAGGGCTACTGATGCCCGTCAACGCTGGCGATCTCTCAGAGCGGGTGAACGTCTACGAGGCCGTGGTAAGCCGCAACGACACCGGCGAGGCGACGCTGACGCCGTCGCTGGTGGCGAAGGTCTGGGCTGAGGTGCGGCCCCTGTCGTCTCGGGAATCTATGCAGTACGGGCAGCAAGTCGGCACGACCATGTACAAGGTCAAGATCCGGCTGCTTTCCACGCTGACTTCCGATATGTGGATTGTCCACCGCGGCCGGAAGCTGGAGATTGCGTCCATCGACGAGTACGAGCAGCGGCTCTACCAGATGCTGACCTGCACTGAACGGCACATCCCTGGGGAGGCGTGAAATGCCAGACGACATGAACCGCGGTCTGGCGGCCCTGGTGTCGACCCGGCTGACGAGCCACGCCGATTCCGCCCCTGTCTTCGGCACGCGGGTGTTCCCGGTGATCGCGCCGCAGAATACCCCCTACCCCCTGCTCTGCTACCGGCGACTGAGCGTCCAGGCGACCGCCTCGCTGTCAGGCACCGTTGAAAGGCCCGTAGTCACGCTGGAACTGAAAATCTACGACCGAACCTACGCCGGGGCGGTTGACGCTGCGAAGGCCGCACGCAAGGCCCTGAACGGCTTCCGGGGCACGCTGGGGAGCTGCACCGTGCAGCGGACGACGTTCACCGGTGAGACAGACAACGCCGAGGTGCCGATGGATGCCCAGATGCTGCCCGACTACACCGTCACGCAGACCTACGAAATGCGATGCGAGGACGTGACCGCATGACCGACACGTGGCGGATCGAGGGGGCCCCCCCGAACAGAAAGCCGTTCATGGACGTGTCCGCGGTGGCCGCGTCCGTGGCTTCGGGCGCCGTCGATCGCGCGGTCAAGGAAGCCGGGCTCATCGGCCTGGCGGCGCTCCGTCAGCAGGTGGCAAGCATCGGCCGGGTCACCGGAAATCTGGCCAACTCTGTGATGATGCGGGTTGAGGTTCGCGGGCCCGGTCGGGTGTTCGCTCGAGTTGGCTTCCATCATGCCGGCGGCCGTCACGCCCATCTGGTTGAGTTCGGCACCCTGCCCAGGGCGACGAAGACCAAGGGGATTTTTTCGTCTGCCGCTTCCCGCGGGAAATGGGTCGGGATGGGCACTTACCCGATGAACTTCATCTCGGGCAAGGAGTTTGTTCGCGGGATGCCGGCCCTTCGGCCGCTCCAAAAGGCGATGGAAAAGTCACGGGCCCAGATGACGGCGGTGCTTGAGGGCCGGATGCGGGTGGCGGCGCTGGCAGCGATCCGCGCCGGGGCGGCCCGCGAACTGCAAGGGTCGGCGGCCTGACCCGCAAACTGGCGGCACACACTCCCAGGAGCGCCTCACATGGCTGACGATTCCCAGGGCACAATCCTCACGTTTGCCGGCAGCACCTTCGAGGCGACCAACCTCGATCTGGGCGGCTCGGTGTCGATGCTTGACTCCGCACACCTCGGCCAGGCCAGCGGCTCTTTCAAGCGAACCCAGAAGGCTCCGCTGAAGGATCCGCGGAAGGTGACCATGAGCATCCTCGGCACGACCATGCCGGCCGAGGGCGCGTCCGGCGTGATCTCCCTTGTCAGCTACGTTGCCGGGGTGACCGCGCAGCAACTGACCGGGGCGACCGCAACGTGCGAATCGTTCTCGGTGACGTGGGCGACAAACGAACTGGTCAAGGGTCAGGTCACGTTCACCGTCGTGCAGTGACGACCGGGGGGAACAGTGGCCTACGACGCACAGGGAACGATCCTCACTTGGAACGGCGTCCCGCTGGGCGAAGTGGTGGGGATCGATCTGAGCTTCGGGTCAGCCGCGTCTTCGGACTATTCCCCGCTGGCGGGCACCGGCCGCGTGAAGAAGTTCGTGCCGGGCGACATCGACCCCGGGGCCGTGTCGGTGGTGCTTCGCTCGTCGGTGGCGATGAGCCGCACCAATATCGGCTTGACGGCGACCCTACAACTCAACGGCCCGGACATCACGGCTTCGTGGTCCGTGGCGATGTTCAACGACCCGAAGTGGCGCGCGAGTGTCAACGCGTTGCAGGAGTGGTCAGTCAATTTCAAAGTGAGGGCATGACGTGGGAATCCTGACGCGCGAGCAGATTCAGGCCGTTGACGACCTTCGCTCGAGGATCGTCTGCGTTGACGTTCCCGAGTGGGGCGGATCGGTCAACATCCGGCCTATGGACGTGCGTGAACTGGACGAGTATTCCAACGAGGCGATGCGGAGCAAGGCAACGGGGCTGAGGGACTTTCGCACCAAGTTGGTGGCCTACTGCCTGTGCGACGAAAACGGCAATCGGCTCTTCTCCGAGAAGGACATCGATGTGCTTGCTGCTAAGTCTGGGACGGTGATGGATCGCCTCTACCGCGCGTGCGACGAGCTCAACGACATCGGCCCAAAGAAGATTGAGGAAATTGCGGGAAACTCGCCCGCCGGCCAGTCCGACTCTTCAAGTTCCGACTTGCCGGCCATCTCAAGTGCAGTCTCGACGACATCGATCGAATGCCCGTCCCCGAGTTCCGGCTCTGGCAGTCCTTTGACCGACACCACGAACCCTTCGGCCGAGAGTGGCAGCAGGTCTACCGAATCATCGTCGCCCTCGGCGTGAAGAACAAGGACGGATCGGTGGTGCGCGAGGAGCAGGTGACGCCGTTGATCCCGGCCCCGATGACGCCCGAGCAACTTGCCGCCCGAGTGCGGATGATGAAGCAGCAGCCGGAGCAGTGACATGGCTCAGGATCTTGGACTATCGTTCCGGCTGTCGGCAGATGCCTCGGGCATGACGTCTGGCATTGCGCGGGCGGAAAAGAGCCTCCAGCGTGTCGGTGGCCAGGCCCGGGTGACGTCGCGCGACTTCAAGGAAGCGGCCCGGGTTACAGAGGCCGTGCGAACCCCCGCAGAAAAGTATGCCCAGACCGTTTCCCGCCTCGACGGGCTGCTTCAAAAGGGGCTCGTCACCCAAGACGTTTACGGTCGAGCCGTGGCCAAGGCAGATGCCGAACTTGGCGATGCCGAGGGGACGCTCGACAGCTACGGTGCGGCTGCCAACAGAGTGGAGTCCATCGTCAATCGTGTGTCGGCTGCTATCCAAGGCGTTGGAGACGCTTCAGGCGCGATTGCAGATTCGGCCGACAAGTTTGTTGACCTCGGCTCGAAGATCTTCAAGGTCAGCGCCGTCTATGCGACGTTTCGAGCATTGACGACGAAACGGGAGGGCCAAGGATCGATTGTCACTCTAGCTCTCGGCTTCACGAAGACAATCGGCGTGATTAAGGCGGCTCAGTTCGCGCTCAATGCGTTCGGCGTTGAGGCTGAAGGTGCATCGAAGGTCGCTGTTGCGGCGGCCGTTGGCGCGACCGCGCTCAAGGCCGCAGCGATGGCCGGATGGGACGCTGCTGGCATTAAGAAATACGCAGCGGGCATTGATGAAGCCTACAAACTGTCAGGGCTTGCGACGAAGGGCATGACGATGCTCGGAATCTCCGCGGCATCGCAGGCGAAGGTCTTTGCCGGTCTGGGGACAGCCGCAGAAGGTAGCCTGGGGCTCATTACGTCTGCTACTACGTTGTCTGTGCTGTCGCTGGCAAACTACGCCGCGACCGCCTACATGGTGGCGAAAGTAATGTTCGCGGCGAAGGCATCAATTGAGGCTACGGCAACGTCCGTGCGTGCCCTGTCCCTGGAAGCCGCGATGGCTGGCAAGACGTTCAACGACTTGCAGATCGAGAAGGCCCTCAACGCAGGCGCCGCCAGCGAGGACATCCTGCGTCTCGGCTTGGCGATTGGAGCCCTTGACCGATCCCACCTCGACCAGCTTGGCGCGTCGATGGAGAAGTCGGAGAAGGCAGCGGCTCGATACAACGCCGTGTGGAGCAACATCGGCACGACGCTTGGCTCCCCGCTGATGGGACTGTTCACGGCCGTGCGGTCTGGCTTCAACGCGATCACCGATGGCATGACCGACTTCGGCGTTGGCCTGCTCTCGCTGATGCAGCCCATCGGCCAGGTGCTGCGACCGTTCGGCACGCTTGCCGGTGCTGCGGCCGAAGTTGTCCTGCGGTTGATTGGCGGGCTGCTGTCCGGCGTCGGCGTAGTGCTGCGGATTGCAGGAGCGTTTGCCTCGCTGTCGCTGGCTATTCCCATCGTTGGATTCAACAGCTTTGCCGACTCGATCCGCGGCAGCGTTGGCCCAGTCTTCGAGTGGTTCGGGAAGAAGATTGAGTACGTCCACAAGCAACTCGACTCCTTCTTCAACTACCTCGCCAACACTCCAATCCTCGGGGCCGCGTTCGCAACGAACGTGAAGGGGCCTGGTCAGGCTGTTGAGCCGGGCCGCGTTGATATGAACGTGGCCGATCCTGCTATCGCTCTTGCTGAAGATGCAGAGATTGAGAAGGAGTTTATTGACAGCATTTCCGACGCCCTCGACAGCCAGACAACCGCGCTAGGAAAGGCAATCGACCGGGCGATGCAGTACGGCGATGTGGGCATGGAGGCCGCGACGAAGTACCAAGATTCGCAAGCATCTCTGAACGATCAACTTGGGCGGGCGGCGATCAACACGACAACGTACCTGCGCGAGTCCGAAAAGCTTGCTGCCGCGTTCGACGATCAACTTGACGCTGTCGACGCGTTGACCGAGGCCCGGAGCAAGCTGGCCGAGCAGGACATGGAGGACGAGCGTTCTGGAACGGACGCAATCACGCGAGCCACCAACGCATACTTTGAGGCGACCAAGGCCGCTGAGAAGTACGGCGCGGCCGGTGCTGCTGCGTCTGCCGAGTACGAAGGCGGGCTGACTTCCCTGGCTCAAAAGCTCCAGGACAATCGAATAAACCAGACCACCTTTGCTCAGGAAGCCGCAAAACTTGGCGAGAAGTTTGGCAAAGACGTTGAAGGGCTGAAGGTTGCGGCCGACGCGGAGCGCAGGCTTGGCGACGCGAAACTGAGGCGGGCCGGCGACATCGAGAAGATGCAGGGCCGCGTTGACGAGGCCGGGGCGTTTCAGGCAGAAGCCCGCAAAGCGATTGACACCCCGGAATCAAAGGCCCTCGAGGTTTCTGACGTTCGCTCCTCCGAGGGCATTGCCTCGTTCATGGCCCTGGCATCAGGCCGCGAGGATCCCGCGATCGCTGAGTACCGCAAGCAGTTTGCCGCGCTCCAGGGGATTCAGGCCGAGTTGCGAGCCCTCCAAGCGGCGCCGCTCGAAATCGCTGGCGGGGCAGGAGGCTGACATGGGTGTCATCGACTACGAGGAGCTGCCGCGCGAACCAGCCACACGAAGGTTTGGCGAACCGCCTGTGCTCGGCCGCAAGTGGCTTGTCCGCGTCGACGATCCGGCAACCCCGGAAACTACGGTGGTCAACGCCGTGCCGGTGGTGTTCCTCGATCCCCACCCCGAGGCCAACTACCTGCGGGCGTTCGACGTTTCGCGCGACTACCACGACGGCAACCGATGGGCTCACGTTGTCACGTGGAAATACGAACTGCCGAAGCAGCAGAACCTTGACCCGAACCCGCTGGCCCGTCCCGACATCTGGAAGTGGTCGACGGGTGGCGTCCAGATTCCCTGCCTGACTTACTACGACAACAGCGACACGCTTCGGGCCTTGGTCAACACCGCGGGCGACTTCATCGAGGGGCTGACCGAGGAAGAGCCGACGTTGACCGCGAGCATCAGCGGCAACCGGGCGACCTACGACTACAACCTGTCCGCGTCGGTTCACGGCGCGCTGAACAACGCTCCCTATCTCGGCTTTGCGAAGTGGTGCTGGCAAGTCAACGGCATCCGAGGCGAACCCGCCGTTGAAGTCGTCAACGAGCAGGAAATCCGCTACTTCAAGGTGGAAGTCGAGTTGACCGCGAAGGCATCAACCTGGGTGCTGCAACTGCCCAACGTCGGGTGGAATTACGTCAGCGCCGGGGAAAGGGATCGAGTCTGGGTGTGGTTTGATCCAGGTGAAGGGCAACCAAAACAGAAGGTTCCCGCGAGCAACCCGCAGCCGCTCGACGCCAACGGCAACATCGTCACGGTATCCCCGGGCGAGGGCAACCCGCCGATGATCCTTCAGCGCCGCACCAAGAAGCAGATCAACTTCCCGCAATTCTTCGGCACCCCGCCCCAGTGAAAGGCAGCGACCAGTGGCAGACTCGACCATGTCGTTTCAGGTTCAGGCGACGAAGGGGAGTTTTTCCCAATCGCTCGTTGCGTCAGGCATCACGGCCGACATGGCTGCGGCTGGTGTCATGGCGATTCCCGCGACGCTTGGGACGACCCCGGTGACGCTGTCGACCGCGGCCCTGTCCTCCCTCGGAATCGCGGTCGTCCACAACCTTGCCACTGAGTCAACGCACGTGGTGACGTTCGGCCGCTGGGATGGAACGACGCTGTGGGGCTCTGCGGCCCTCCGTGGGGGCGAGAAGGCTATTTTCCGCATGGAGCCAGGCAACTACGCCTGGAGTGGCAACGTGGCTGGCGTGCGGGCCCTGGTGCAGATCCTCGAGGGGTGATCCGTGGCGGAAGACGCTGGCCGACGATTTGTGCGGTTCACCCGAGGCGCCGGCGAGCGGATCGGCCGGGCTGTCGTTGGGTTTGAGCGGCAGACGAAGGGCGCTTCTCCGCTGACGTTTGAGCATCAGACGCCGAGCGTTGCACCGTCGGCGGTAATTCGCAAGTCGACGTTCACGGGGGCGTGGGCGAAGGACTCCTACAAGACGCTGGTGCTGACGATCAACGGAGTCACTTCGACGGTGTCGGTGGAAAACTTTCTCTACACCCTGCCGGACGAAGGCTCCAAGACAATCTCGATAGCGAAAGACGGGGGCGATTGGTTCCTCGTCAACGTCGCGCATGTCACGCAGAATGTCATTTGGAACGTGTCGCAGTCGTCTACCGCGTTGACGTTCGACCGGATGCAGATTTGGGTGCCGGCGAAGATCACGCAGTCGCCAATCATCATCGGTTTGGCCGAGTGCGTCACCGGCTACACGGGGTGACCGATGCCGCTCATGACCTACAACGGCACGCTCATTTCAGGGCTGACGGCCGACGTTAACTGCTGCTGCTCGGCGTATACGTGCTACTGCTTCCGTCAATTCACGGACTACGGTTCAACGCTCGTTGAACGGCGGCGAGAGTGCTATCGCGCACCGTTTTGGGACGGGTCTGCTTGGGTGTTCCCTGACGGCCAGCCGTGCGTGCCAAACCCCGGATGCACGGTGACGTTCGCTGGCATCCTGGTCAACGTGTGCTCTTGCCCGGGCGGCGGTATCAATCCATTCCAGTGGGCCCTCATTGGCAACGCGGCAGAATGGGCCGACTGCACAACGGTGTCACCCCCACCATGACGCTTGTCCTCATTTTAGCCATCCACAACGTTGCACCGGATCGCCCCGCTGGCTACGCCGAGGAAGTGCTTGCCGCTGGCACTCCGGTGACCACGCCGGACGGCGAGTTCATCGACATCCCTGACGAGGCGTACGACGCGCTGGCCGAGAAGTATTCCGGCAAGGCAGCGATCAAGGGGCCGGGATCGGTGCTGCATCGGGCGCTGGAGGCAATCGGCATCAAAGCCCTTCCGTCATGCCCGTGCCTGAAGCGGAAAGCGATCATGGACCAGTGGGGCTGGGACGAGTGCCAGAAGCCCGAGCGGCTCGACGAGATCACGGGGTGGATGGAGGAGGAAGCGACGATCCGCGGTCTGCTGTTCTTCCGGCCCGCCGCGAGGCTGGCCCTGGCTGCCGGCCTTGCCACCGGGGCACTGGTCTACGGCAACTCAAAGCCTTCCCAGCCCGAGGCGTAGCATCCGCCCATCAAGGGAGTCTCCCGATGGCAAAGCGGCGGAAGCGGAATCCCTGTCAGACGTGGCCGGGGCTTGAGCCGGGCGAGGGGAGCCCCTTCGACGACGACACCGACTGCGACGGTGGGCTGGTCGAGTTTGATTCGCGCAGCGCCGAAAAAGAGCAGCCCGAGCAGCGTCCCGACACCGAGGAGCGGACATGCCGAAAGCGAAAACGGGGTTGATGGACGAGATTCGTCGCGCGGTCGTTGCCGCGAAAAAAGGGCCTCAGGGCTGGTTCGATAAGCTCCCGCCCGAGCGGCAGGCCGAACTGAACGCGATCGCTGAGGAGTTCTTCGCCGGCAAGCTGGAGGGGAACAGGACGGCGGTAGCGAAAAGCATCCACAAAATCTACACGGCTCACGGGCTGATCTCCGTTGGATGCTCGGAGGTGCTGCGATGGCTCAACCAAAAAGCCTGAAGCAGGACATCCACGCGGGCGTCGACCAGGCCGACCGGCTGCGGGCTGATGCCGATCTGGCACGGCTTCGTGCCGAGCTTGCTGCCACGCAGGGCCGATACAAAGCAGCGCTACGGCAGATCGACGCAGAGCGGGCGCGAGCCGATTCCCTGGCGGGGCTTGCCGGCCTCCAGGCCAAGCCGATGCCGAGGAAGTTCCGGCCCGCGAAGGCCAACTCTGCAACGGCTCTTGTAGTGCTGTCGGATTGGCACGTTGAAGAGACGGTCACCAGGGAGCAGACCGCGAACCTCAACGCTTTTGACCTCGAGGTTGCTGACCGCCGAATCGTGGAACTGGCCAAGCGGATCGGAGTCCTCGTCGAGCATGAACGGCAGCTGGTGAAGGTTGACAGGATCGTGATTGCCGCCCTCGGTGACTTCATCTCAGGGCACATCCACGAAGAACTGGTCGAGACGTGTTCGCTCGCGCCGATGGCTGCTACGCGGTGGGCTGCGGCCCGGCTGCGGGGAATCATCGACATGGCCGCTGACATGGCCCGCGAGGTGATCGTCGTCACCCAGCCGGGCAACCACGGCCGCAGCAACTTCGGGAAGCCTCGGAAGGCGACGGAACACGACCACTCGTTTGAGCAGAACGCATACCTGATGATGGCATCGAACGAGACTCGGCCAAACGTCCGCTGGAAGATAGCGGCCGGTTATCTCGGCTACCTCGATCTTGACGGGTTTACCGTGCGCTATCACCACGGCCACGAGATCCGCTACCAGGGTGGAATCGGCGGGATTGCGGTTCCGGTGAACAAGGCCATATCCGCGTGGAACCGCAGCCGACCGGCCAACCTCGACGTCTTCGGGCACTGGCATCAATGGGGCTGGCTTCGCGGGAAGTACGTGTCGAACGGCAGTCTGATCGGAATGTCGGCATTTGCCCTCCGCATCAAGGCCGAGTTCGAAGCGCCATGCCAGTCGCTCGTCATCGTTGACCACGGCCGGCGGGAAGTGTCGCGGGCGTTCCCGATCTGGTGCGATGCAGATTTGCGGGGGGTGGCATGAAACGACGCATCATCGGATTGACGGGCGCTGCTGGCGCCGGCAAAGACCTTGTTGCCTCGATGGTCCCTGGGGCCTGTCGGGTTGCGTTTGCCGACCCGATCTACCAGGGATTGTCGACGATGCTTGGCGTCCCCGAAGCTGAATTGCGGGATCGATCCGCGAAGGAGCGGCCCATCGTCGGGCTCGGGGCCAGCCCCCGGCAACTCCTCCAGACCCTGGGGACGGAGTGGGGCCGGCGGATGATCCGCGACGACATCTGGCTCCGCGTGGCGTTCTGGCGGTGGGAGCAGTTGGCTGCCGGTGGGATATCGCTGATTGTGGTTCCCGACGTTCGGTTTGAGAACGAAGCCCGGCTGATCCACGGCCAGGGCGGCGAGGTGTGGCTGATCCACCGGCCGGAGTTGGAGCCCGTGGCGACCCACGTGTCGGAGGCTGGCATCCCCCTTGGGCAGATCGACAAACTCATTGTCAACGACGGAACGGTCGACCAACTGCGGGAGCGCGTAGAGGAGACGTTGTGAGGGGTGCGGACACCGCGGACAAAATGCCGCGGAGTTTGTCCGCGGGCCCCTCGGCAACTCAAAGCCTGCTGGCAGCGCCGCATAGGCTTCGGCCATGCCACGCTGCACCGGCCGGGGGAGACGCCCATGCCCGACGATCGACTGTTTGCCCTGAGTGCCGACGACGTTGCCCGCATCGAGGACAGGGCCCGTACCGCGTGCCAGACGGCCAAGCCCGGCACCCATGCCTACCGACTCGGAATCGACGTGCTGCGGCTGCTCGAGGAGCGACAGCGGCTCTTGGTTGCTGGGGCCTCTACCCATGCCCCGTGACGCCCAGCCCCTGCTGTGGGGAGAATGGGCGCCAGCCTTCCACGCGAGCGGCACCTGCATGGTGCTGTTGACGCCCCGCAACGACGCCCGGCCGCACCTCTACGTATTTGCGGACCCCATGCCCGAGGATCCGCAGCGAGGCCAAAGAAATCGGCGGGTGATGTGCCGCATGCTGGCTGACTGGATGAGCGGGCGAGAAGAACGCCCCGTGTGGCTCGACGACTTCGAACCGCGGGGGGAATCGGCAGGCGAGGCGATCACCGGGGCAATGATCGTGGCCACCGGGCCCTGGCTGAGGCGAAAGGCCGTGCCGGGGCAGTACCGGCAGGACCAGAACCCTGAGGCGCAGCGGGCCCGCAGGCTCCTGATTGCCACCGTCTTGGGGCGATCACCCGACGCCTGGCTGTGACAGCCTGCGGCTCCAGACGGCCCGCAGAACGCAATCCCGGGGCTCGGGGGACGGTGCGTGACCAGCGGACCCCAGGGGGGGTGCAATTCCTTGGGGAACGCGCGCCGCTAAACCATGGGTATTAGTACTAGGGGGGTGCCCGGGGGTTTTCGTAGGGGGGGTCTAATCGCCGTCCGAAGCCCAAGCCGCCCCTAGCTCCCGGCCCTCGACCCCCGAAATCTGGCCCCTGAAAATCTTTTTTGGTTTAGCCGTGGACACACTATAGACGATCGTCTAAAGTAGGAAGAGAAGAGAACGACACCCCGAACCTGAGGAGACGAACGATGCGGCTCAACGAACAACGCGACACGCTGGTTGAGGCTGTCGAGGACGCGGCGCTGGACTTGGTTGCCATGCGTGCGGCCATCCTGCGGAAGATTGCCTCGCCCTACGGCGACGGAAGCAGGTCGAACATGGTTAACGCCGAGACGGACGTGCTGCCCCGCCTCGCCGCGATCCTTGACGCGTTGCAGACCGCGGTTGACGCGGTCGACGTCAAGAGCTGCCGGCCGCGGGTTTCGGAAGCGGTCCGGATTTGGTGAAAGGCCGATAGCCAACGACTTTGCCCGGAGGCACTTTTGCCCCGGGCCGCGACACGGAGACGAACGATGAACGCAGCCAACAACGTCTGGGCCGAAAAGAAGGTGGACCGGATGCTGAAGCAACTGAAGGCCAGCGGGTTCTTTGCCGAGGGCATTGCGGAAGCAAAGCACCTCCAGAGCACCTACGGCTACGTCTGGGACGTTGCCCTCAAAATCTCCTGCGACTACTGGTGCCGCTGACAACTCGGTGCCCCGTGGCAATTCTGCTGCGGGGCTTTCTTCCACAAGCCAAAAGGAAACGAACGATGAACGCTCAAATCAAGACCCTGAACAGCGGAACCCAGGTTGTTGTGCTCAAGACGGAGCAAAAGCCCCACGTCGGCACCGTCTACACCTGCCGCCGGTTCACCCTGTCCGCTGACGGCTCGATCGTCCCCGAGCTTGGCACGCCGCTGCGTCTGCCGGCCGACTGCTTCCAGGCTTGATCAAACCCCGCCCACCCGCCCGGCACTTCGCCGGGCGGGCCACACCCCAAGGAAAAGGAACGACACGATGAATCCGAACACGAACATCACCACTGCCGATCTCGCTTTTGGGCTGAAGCTGTTGGGCCGAGCCAGCGTCGGCGGCAGGATATGGGTGGCGTTCGATGACGGGGCTTATCGGCACGTGGTCGAGCGGTGCCACTGGAACAACGCAACTGCGATGCTTCCCGGCCAGGACACGGCCGATGCGTACACGGACTGGTGTAACAGCGGCCGTGAGTGCTGGGCAGACGACGCCACTGCGGAGATTGTGGCCCGCCAGTGCAGCTTGACATACGTCAATTCCGCAACCGACGGCGCTTGCGGACGCATTGACATCGACCTGGACGGTGACGCATGACCCGCATCAACACCACCGACTACGTCCGGCCGTCCACCGCGGCCACGCTCGCCGGCGTGAGCCGCGCCCTGGCCTACCGGATGTTGAAAGACGGGATCGTCCCGAGCATCGAGATTGACGGCACCGTGTTCGTTCACCGGAGCGACGTTGCGAAAATTGTGGCTGCTCCGGGGATGGGCAGGCCGAAGGGAAGCAGCCCGAAGAAGCGGAAGCGCAAGCCCCGAGTCACGGCCCCGGCATCAACTCCCGGGGCAGCCGGCGGTTGACCCCCAAAATCTCCTGGTCGAGGTAGTTGACGGCCGCGACCCGCGACCCCGGCCGGTGGCCGAGGAACGCCGTTGCCGATCCGGCCTCCGCGAGCTCGACGTCGGTGGCTGATCCCCGCCGCAACCACTTCCACGTTCCCCGCCGGATGCCTGCCAGCCGGACGAGGTGGGCGACCTGCTGGCTGAAGGTTTCGTGCGAGCCCGTCCACGGCAGCAGGGTTTCCCGGGGGCAGTCCCAGACCGTCTGGCGCGCGAGGGCCCAGGTGCTCGGGGACAGGCGGCAGAGGAGCGGCCGGCGAACCTTCGACTGCTGAAGTCGCACCAGCCCGCCCTCGGTGATCTGATCGACGCTGAGGGCCGTCAGATCGCCCCAGCGGAGGCCGGTATCCCAAGCGACCCGAACGGCCAGGGCGAACCACGCCGACCGCCTGAGGCCGCAGGGGTGCCACCGTTGGAGGCAGGAGCACGCCGCGAGCAACTGCCCGGCCTCGGCATGCGTCCAGGCCACCGGATCCGGCTGGGGGACGCGGACGCTTCGCACCCGGCGCATCGGCGGGGAGCACAGCCCGTCGTCGGCCGCGGACCGCCAGAGCAGCATCACTTGCACCCGCTTTGCCCGAACGGTTGAGGGGGCCCGGCTGGCGGACAGATCCCGAAGCCACGCGGACACCTGAAGCGGGTCCAACTCGAGCAGACGCACCGGGCCGCCGCTCCACCGTTCAAAGAGCCTGACCGAGATTTCGTACTGGCGTTGCGTCTCTGGCCGGATTTCGTGCTGGAGGGCGTAAACGTCCGCGAGGTAGGCGGACAGGGTCAGCGGGCTGGACATGTTGGATGCTCCTTGGTGAAGGCATCCGTGCCCGTTTGTTCTCCCCCGCTCCTACTACGCGCAGGGCAGAACGGGGGCGCTACCCCCCTGTCAAGGGGATAAAGCATCGGTCTACGGAACCGAAGGTTGCTGGTTCGAGCCCAGCGGGGTGTATTCCTTTGGACAGTACCCAGGTTTCCGACGGGAAACCACGGAGGCCCCCCGAAGATGGCATCTCGTGCAGTCGAAAGTTCTCCCGGCGGAACAAGGGTTGGGAGCGATCTGGTCAGCGTCCAAGAGGCGGCAGACGCGCTGGGGTGCAGCCCGGTCTGGGTCTTGAAGATGCTGAAGAACGGTCGCCTGACGGGCCGGATGCTGACGCCACGGTCATGGATGGTTACCCGGAAATCCGTGGCGGACAACCTCGAGGAGCACCGGACACGCAGCCCGAAGCGCGCCGGTCGTCCGCGGTCGAATCCCCCGGGAATCTCGGCGGTTCCAAAGTTTGACCGCATCAGCCACGACCCGAAGGTGTTTGCCGGCGAGGCCTGCATCAGAGGAACGCGGATCAGGGTCGCGGCCCTGGCGGCGCTCGTCGCGCGGGGCGTGTCTGAGCGAGAGCTGCTTGACCTGCACGCCGATCTGACAGCAGAGGACGTTCGCCAGGCTGTCCGGTATTCGCGCGCGTAACCGGGGCCGATTGTTCCCACAAGGAAATCGAGGGTACGATGGAGGAGAACGGATCAGGAGAAGGTGAAGTGGTTGCCCCCGTCTACATTTCGTCGAGCGAAGCGGCCCGCCGGCTCGGCGTGTCGGCCGTCACCGTTTCGCGCGTCAGCCGGAAGCACGGCGTCGGCGTGTTCGTGGAGGGCGGACGGTTTGCCGCTCTGGACGTCAAAGAACTTGGTCGCCTCAGGATGCTGATTCGAGCGACCCCGGGAAACCCGGACTGGATCGCTGCCACGGGGACAGGGAAACGCCCCGGCAAGCGGAAGCGGTCGCGGCCGAAATCGGCCTGAACCCTCGTTTTTCCCTGGAAAACAGGCCTAAAAAAAATCTTCCACGCCCCCTATTGCAGACTTCTAAACATTAGGGTACATTGGTCACATGACGCGGCGGACACCGCGGCCGGGAAACGACGAGGGGAACGAACGATGCAGATCAACGTGACGGAAGTGAGCCGAATCGAGAAGGACGGGCTCGAACTGGTTTTCGTGACGATGGACGTCGGCAAGCATCAGGCAGCGGTGATTGTTGCGACCGGCACTTCCCGCTACGTCCGCGTGACGGTGAAGAACGCTGCCCACAAGGCTTGGAGAGGGCTTGGCAAGCGGTTCGCCAACCTTGCCGCTGCGACCGCCGCCTACAAGACCGATGCTATCCGCCAGATGATTGCCACAGCCTGCGAGCTTGCCGCAGCCCAAGCCTGACCGACTTCGCCCCCTGCCCGGAGGCAATCCCGCCCCGGGCCCACTGCCCAAGGAACGAACCGTGACCGCTGCCGAACTGATGACGAAGATCGAGAGCCTTGCGAACGACACCAGCGACGCGGCTGCGGTGACGATGACCGAGGCTATGAGCAAGCTGTATCGGATGTTGAGCCACACTGACTACTGTGCCTTTTGCGACCGCGTGTTTGGCAACTGGGGCTGATTGGTCCGACAACCAAACCGCTGCGATGCCTGACCGCCCTACGAACGCTGGGCCGGCAGGCGATTGTTCCGACAACGAAACTTTGTCCGACGCCGCGGGGCTGGGTTTCCACCGTTCCCCCCTGCCCCGCGGCTTTTTCAACGGAACGGAATCCGAGGAGACGACGCATGGATAGCGAAACGATGGCCGGTGATGCAGAAGCGGCCGGGGCGATTGCGGGGATGATTGAGACGTACGGCGTGGCGGTGCCCACCGACGCCCGGGTGTTCACGATCTACGTCAGCCCGACCTGCGGCAATGACGGCAGCCAGTACACCATTCACGAGTACCAGTGCCTTGGGCTGCTCCCCGGCGACCTTGCCGCCCTTCGGTTTGTCCACGGCGGCAAGCCTCACGGCAGCATCTTTTTCCACCACACCAGAAGCGCCGGCCCGCTCTACAACAGCCGGCGCGAGGCGATTGACGCGGTCGCTGCGGCGCTTGACTGCAAGTGGCAGGCCCTCGGCGCGCAGATCAACACGCTCCGCGATCTGTCCGGCCGCCTCAGCGCGGTTGTCCCCCACGTGGAGGACATCGCTTGAACGGCACCCTTCGGCTTGATGTGACCGACGACGACGACGTGCTCGGCCTGGGGTGCGCGGTGATTGCGGTGGAGGTGGCCTACACCATTCTTCGCGGCGATCCGGGGTGCAGGCGAGACGCGAACGGCGACGGCTGGCCGCCAGAGCCCGATTCGGTGGAGGTGCTGGGCACGCGGGTGCTGCACGTTACGGCCGCAGACGCGCTGCCGAACGTCCGGCTGTTCCCGAAGGTGTGGCAGCGCGTCACAGGCTTTGTCGATGGCCACGTTCACGACTCGGCCGCAGAGATTGAGACGACCATCCTTGAAGAGGCGCAGGCTGCCGCGGAGGACCGTCATGGATGACCGGCCTGACCTTTCACCGTTTCACCGGATGGAGCTGCTGGCGCTCGAGGCCAAGATGTTCCCCGCTACTGCCCAGCGGAACCTTCGGCAGATTCTGACGCTCGCGCTTGGCGAGCAACGGAGGATCAGAGAGGCCCGCGGGGCGATTCAGCCACGCACCACCAGGGGGACGCGATGAGCATGACGACTGACCGAGAAGCATGGTTGGAGCGGCGACGTGCGGGGATCGGCGGCAGCGACGTTGCCGGCATCCTTGGCCTTTCCCGCTGGCGCTCGCCGCTGGATGTGTACCTCGACAAGACCGGGCAGGCCGAGCCGATTCCCGACAACGAGCCGATGCTGTGGGGGAGACTCCTCGAGCCACTGGTGATTGCCGAGTTCTCCCGCCGGCATGGAATCACGGTCGACGGGCTGACAGGGGTGCTTGAGCATCCCGAGCACCCTTTCATGCTGGCCAGCCTCGACGGTTGGGCGCCGGACCTGAAAGCCGTTGTGGAGGCGAAGACGGCCCGCACGGCGGACGGCTGGGGCGAGCCCGGGAGCGACGAAATCCCGGCCTACTACCAGACCCAGGTGGCTCACTACATGGCCGTCACCGGGGCGCAGATGGCGTTTATCCCGGTGCTGATTGGTGCCTCGGACTTCCGCACCTATCAGGTGGAGCGCGACGAGGACTTCATCACCGATCTGATTGAGGCCGAGCGGGCTTTTTGGCACGACCACGTCCTGGCCAACGTGCCTCCCGATCCGGTCAACGCTGCCGACGCGGCTCGGCTTTGGTCAAGGGACAACGGCACGACCCTTGAGGTGCCGCCAGAGATTGCCGACGACGTCGACGAGCTGCGGGCGCTGAAGGCCGACGCGAAGGAGTTGGAGGAGCGAATCGACTCCATCGAGGAGCGGCTCAAGGTGACGTTCCGCGATGCCGCGGAGATTGCGACCGGAGGCCGGACGCTGGCGACGTTCAAGGCCCAGACGCGAAAGGGGCTCGACACGAAGGGCCTGACCGCGGCCCACCCTGCGATTGCGGACGCCTTCCGCACCGAGACGACATTCCGAGTTCTACGCCTCAAGTGATCTCCCGACCCGACACCCAACGGAGTCTTGCCATGAGCACGACCATGACGACGACGATCGACGACGACCAGACCAGCACCGCGCTGAACCCTTTTTCCGGCTCCGTGGCGGAAGCCCGCGGGGGCGCTGCGGCCGAGACGGAATCGCAACGGGCGATTGCAGAAGTGAAGGCGGCTCTGATTTCCGCGAAGCAGTTTCCCCGCGATCAGTTGGCCGCAACCGAGAGGATCCTGTCGGCGTGTTGCCGGCCGACGCTGGCCGAGTCTGCCGTCTACTCATACACCCGCGGCGGTGCGGAGGTGACGGGCCCTTCGATCCGGCTGGCCGAGGCGATCGCGCAGGCCTGGGGCAATCTCCAGTTCGGGATCAGGGAGCTTTCCCAGAGCGGCGGCAAGTCAACCGTGGAAGCCTTTTGTTGGGATGTCGAAACCAACACCCGGCAGGTGAAGGTGTTCGAGGTGCCGCACATTCGGCACACCCGCCAAGGCGCGAAGCTCCTGACCGACCCTCGCGACGTTTACGAGTTGGTCGCCAACCAGGGGGCCCGCCGGCTCCGGGCCTGCATCCTCGGTGTGGTGCCGGGGGACGTTGTCGACGCGGCTCTGTCGCAGTGTGAGGCCACGCTGAGGACGAAGGTTGACGTTACCCCAGAGGGGATCAAAGCCCTTCTGGGAGCGTTTGCGGAGATCGGCGTTACGGGCGATCAGGTGGCGCAGAAGCTCGGCCACCGGGCCGACTCCATCGTGCCCGCCGAGGTGGTGCGGCTGCGGAAGATTTACCGCGGCATCAAGGACGGGTACTCGACGGTGGAAGCCGAGTTTCCCCGGGCTGACGGCGATGCCCCGGTGAGGAGTGCGGCCGCGACAGCGGCGGCATCTGCGGCAGCGGCGAAGGCTGGCAGGAAGCCCGCCGCGTCCAAGCCGGCGGCACCGATCAGCGATGAAGACCGCGGAGACGCCTTCGAGCCTGACGTGAACACGAATCCTTACGGGTGATCCTTGATTGACGGACGGGCCGCGGCAAGACGCCGGCGGCATGGAGCCTGCGGAGCAGGCTTGCACGGACGGCGCCCGTCGGTGGTGGAACCGCCGGCGGGACTTTCGACAACCGAACAACCAACGAAAGGGACGATCATGGCGACGACGAGCGACGAAGAGACGGGGACGGACATTGAGCAGGTTCAGGGGGTGCTGGCGAAGTTCTCCCGCGTGGAGGCGGGGCTGGCGGCGTTGCGGGAGAAGCACGGCAATACCGTCTACCCCGTGGCAACGACCGCCGGCATGGCAGACGCCAAGGCGGCCCGAGCGGAGATCCGGGCGGGGCGGTTTGCGGTTGAGACGCTGCGGAAGACGGCGAAGACTCCGCTGCTTCAGATCGGACGGCGGATCGATCAAGAGGCCATCCGCATTACGGAGGCGATCCTCGAAGTCGAGCAGCCGATTGACGACCAGATCAAGGCCGAGGAGGCCAGGCGGCTGGCAGACCGCGAGGCGAAGCGCGCCGCGGAGGTTGAACGGCTGCGGCTGGAGGCGGCCGAGAAGCTGCGGATCGAGCAGGAGCAGTTGGAGGCGCAGCGGGCCGAGATCGCCGCGGAGCAGGCGCGGCTTGCGGAGGAGCGGGCCAGGATCGACGCCGAAGCGGCTGCGGCCAGGAAGAAGGCAGACGCTGAAGCCGCGGAGGCACGGCGTGAAGCCGAGCTCGAGATGGCTGCTCAACGCAAGGCCCTTGCCGACGAGCGGGCCCTGGCGGAAGCGGAGGCCAGGCGAGTGGCTGACGCTCAGGCCGCAGAGGCGAAGCGACTGGCCGATGCCCAAGAGGAGATCGACGCTCAGCAGAGGGCGCTCGAGCGCGAGCGTCAGAAGGCCCGCGAGGAAGCGGAACGAAACGCCGCGGATGAGCAGGATCCAGGGATTGCTCAGATCGTGGGTTTTGTCATGGCGGCCGATGCGTCGCTCCGAGGAACGGAAGGGACTGCTGCTGCCGCGGCCCCGGAGAAGTACCACCCAGGGGCTTTTGAGCTCGGCCCGGTGTGGGGCCACAAGCCGCAGACCGCCGAGCCCGTGCCGACAGGCCCTGCCGACCCGATGGCCGTCTGGGACGACCTGAAGGCTGTCTGGGAGTCGCTCGACATCGAGGACGCTGACGCCGTTGAAGAGTGGGCTACCTGCGTGCTGAACGAGGGCGAGCAGCAGGCCAAGCGGCTGACGGAGGCCCTGGCTGACCGGGTTGCATGACGATCACGCCCGCCCTGGCGCCGCTGCACTCATCGGCGGATTGGGCGCGTCAGCCGGAGGAGCGCAGCGGGTTTTGCATCCGTTTACCGCAATCACCGGCGACCGCTGGGCCCCGCTTTTCCTCGGGAGCAGCAGCGGCAACCACCCTCGGACACGGGCCGGGCGCCGATCGACGCGGCGGGGTGGGATGGATCGAACGAGCGACACCACAAGGAGGACAACGATGGCAGTCGGCACTTACCAGACGGAAACGACTCAGGCGTGCGTCCGGTGCAAGGAGTTCAAAGCACCGGGGAAGTTTGCGATGAACCGGCGACGGAAGGACGGGCGAAACAGGGTCTGCAAGACGTGCCTTGCGTTGGCTTCGCAGGAGCGCGAATCGACGCTGCGGGCGATGCCCGTTGACGAGCGAGTGACTATCCGCGGTTTCACTTCGTGCAGCGTTGGCGAAATCACGGCTGAAAAGATCGTTGCCCGCCGCGACGAACACATCCTGCTGCTGGGCGCGGCGTTCGCGCGTTGGAGGGCATGCGAGGATCAGGAGGAGCGGCAGGCAGCGACGGCGGCACTGGTCTATCGGTCTCGGCAACTCATCGAAGCCGAGCGGAGGTGCAAGGCCTGTGGCGAGGAAGGGGGCGCGGAATGACGTACCCCCAAGGCCAGATGGGCCTGCCCTTCCTCGATCCGAGGCTGCCAGTGCCGATGCCTTCCGCCAGGGCGACCGATCCGCCGACGAGCCACAAGGCTGGGAAGCGGTCGGAGGCGTTTGCCCCGAGCCAGAAGGAGCAGATCCTCGAGGCGCTGCGGATGGGGCCGGCGAGCAAGACCGAGATCAGCCGGCGGACGGGAATCAACGACGTGGCCGTGGCGCGGCGGTGCTCAGAGTTGGTCAAGGAGCGGAAGGTGCTGGTGTTGTCCGAGGACGGCAAGAGCGCTTCCGGCAACGACGAGCGAGTCTACGGGCTCCCGTGGCAGGCGATGCGGGGGGCGACATGACATTCTGGCTGCCATGGCGCAACACGAAGCAGCGGGCTCAGGACGAGCGTTATGAGGACATGCGGCAGCAGATCGTCCAGGCGGCGACCGTCGACGAGGTGGAGATGGTGGTGGTGACGGTCCCCGGGCTGAGGCTGGCCAAGCGGATCAGCCCGACGCACGTGCGGGAATTGCTGTTTGAGGCGGGGAAGCGGGTTGAGGCGATTCGCGGCTGCTGAGCGGCGACGTGACGGTTGATCTAACCACGGACGGAAGGGGAGCGAGCGGATGGCCAAGAGCCCTGGATTCTGGTTTTTCACTGGCGACTGGATGAAAGACCCCGAGCTTCGGTTTTGCTCGATCTTTGCTCGCGGTTTGCTTGTCGATTTGCTTTGCATCTTGTTCGAAGCAAAAGAGCGCGGCTACGCGAGCAATCCTGATGGCACACCGAGAACCGACCAGCAGATCGTTGACGCGGTCGCTGGGAGCTCCCGGGAGGAAAAGTTGGCGGCCCTGCTGGAGTTGGAGAGGAGCGGCGTTCTTTCCCGCGATAAACGAGGGGTTTTGTTCAGCCGGCGGCTGGCGAGACTTGCCGAGGTGAGCGAAACGCGAAGCAAAAGCGGAAGCAACGGCGGAAGCAAAACTCAAGCAAAACTCAAGCAAACCGCCGAGCAAAAAGACAAGCAAAACAGGGGGGTTTCGGATTCGGTTTCTGATTCGGTTACTGATACGGGACACACTCGCTGCGCTCGTGTGTCTTCCGACGCGACAACCGCACGCGAGGGGGGCGAGGACATCCAGGGAATCTGGGAAACCTTCCGCCAAGCCTGGAACAAAACCCCGAACACGAAGCCGTGGAACGGCCTCGGTTGCCCGACCGACGCCTTCGAGATCGTCAGCGACCTGTCATTCGTCGCGGGATACCCGGCGGCCCTCGAGCGACTGCGAGCCTCGAAGTTCTTCACCGACCCGGCCGCGATGACGTGGTTTCTCCGCAACTGGCACCGAGTGCTGGCGGGGGAGTTCGACGGCCGGATTGAGCTGGCCGGCAAGCCGAAGCGGAAGATTTTCTCTCTCGACGAGGAGGTGGCGACATGAACCGCGGCGAGTTTGGCGGCTGGGTGAAGCGGCATCAGGCCCTTTTCCCGAACCTGTCGTCGTGGTTCGAGCAGCAGCCCGAGCCCCGCGTGATCCTCGACGCCTGGGCGAAGGCGCTGGAACATTGCTCAGCGATCCACGCGGCCGATGCGACCGACCGGATGCTCAGGGGCGTGGCACCGGTGGTGGGGTTTCAGGACTGGGCCAGCCTGCCATCCGTGGTGCTCCAGCACTGCCGAGTGATGGGCTCGGGCAGGCCCGAGAAGACTGGCGGCCCGGGGTACGCTCCGGGGGCGATGAAGGCTCTGCAGAAGGCTTTTTGCGAGATGGCCCCGGGGACGGACGGCGAGACGTTCCGCGACTTCGAGGCGCTCATCGGCGTGATGGACCCGGTTGACTTGACCGACACGAAGCGGCGGATCCTCGACGCGATGGACGCGGGCAAGCTCGGGGCCCACTCTGCGAACCGGCTGCTGGTCAGCGCGGCGAGGCGGGCCGGGGCGAAGGGGAACGGCAACGCGGGTGACGCATGGGAAGGGGGCCAGGAATGACCAGAACCAACGGACGACAGGCCGGCAACACCACCGGGAAGGGCCCTAGGATTGTTTCTCCGGGCAAACCAGTGGCCGGGGGGCTCCCGAGACGCCCGGAGGGCGAAGGGGCCGCAGAGGCGACGCTAGGGGCCGGGGCGAGCGGGCGACCATTCGCCGCATTCTCCCCCTATGCCCGGCGCGAAATCCTCGCCATCGACCCAGGCCCGACCCGGAGCGCTTTCGTTCGGTGGGATGGGCAGCGAGTCGTTGACGCGGCGTGGTGCGACAACGAAGAGGTGCGCGACGTGATTGCGATGAACCGCAGGAAGGGGCCGATTGCGATTGAGATGATTGCGAGCTACGGGATGGCCGTTGGCGCCGACGTCTTTCAAACCTGCGTGGAGATCGGCCGTTTCGTTGAAGTTGCTGAGGGGAACGTGTCTCTGGTCTTTCGCCGCGACGTGAAGATGCACCTCTGCGGATCTGCTCGAGCGAAGGACGCGAACATCCGGCAAGCCTTGCTCGACCGCCTGGGCCCTGCTGGCACGAAGAAGGCCCCCGGCCCGCTCTACGGGGTGAAGAGCCATATCTGGGCGGCCCTGGCCGTTGCGATCACGCATGAAGCGGCGGTGAAGGCATGAGCGACCAACCCACCGGCTGGGCGACGGCGTTCGACCGCCTGGAAGCGGCGATCCGTGGCCGCAGGCTCAGGAGCGCTGCTGACCTGGAACTTGTGACCGCCGTTAGTTTGGCCGCTGTTGCCGGCAACGAGGCGACGAAGCGCGCGGAGGAGCTGGGGGCCGACGTGGCCGCGCTCCGCTCTCAGGTGCGGGAGCTTCGGGCGGCTGGGCTGCGACCGATGCCCCCGGTGGTGGCGATCCATCGATACGGCGATCTGGTGGTACTCGATCCGCAGGGGGCGAGGATCATTGCGACCGTCACCGGCGTGATGCTCGAGGGCGAAGACTTCAAAGGCGTTTCGTACCGACTGGTCTGGTTCAACGACCGGACATTGGTTGTCAATTGGATTGAGGCCCGGCTGGTTGAAGCGGCGGACGACGACGCGACCCGGGCCGCGGTGGCGTATGGCGGGATGAGGAACGATCAGTAACAGCGGTTTATTACCTAAAGGAGTTTCCTGTGCGTTTTGTTTCTGTTGCGATTGCGGTGGCGGCTCTGGCTCTCGTTGGTGCGTCCAGCCAGGGAGCGATGGCCCCTCGGAAGTCGCCGGTCCCTGCGGTGATTCCACGGACGACGCTGTTCCGCGGCTGGGTGACGGTGACGATCAACGGGCAGACGTTCCCCGGCTACGCCGATTGGCGGGGCTTTCCCGACTCGGTTCCGACCGGCGATCCGACCACATGGGTGTTCGTGGGCAGCGGATCGTCCTGGCGGTTGCTGTCGCAAGCGGAGTTGCGGGGCGCGACGGTCAGGCTGGTGCAGCTTGACATGGGCTACTCCAACGGGCCGTACAAGCCTGGGACGACGGCGACGGGGATGTGAGACAACGGGCTGAAGGTTAAATAGGGGATCGCGTTATTCAAGCGGCAACGCCGCGGGAGGGGTGAGGATGGGTGACAAGAAGCAAGACGCTTTGCTCCACGCGGCCGAACACGCCGACTGGGGGCAGGTGGTGGCAAACGGTGGCCCGCCGTGCTTCCACCTCTGCGAAGACGGGACGTTTTGCCTGCGGGCGAAGCGCTGGGCGGGCCACGGGGCCAACGCCTACGACGGGAGCCATTCGTTCCTTCCGTTGCACGCGATGTTAGCGGACTGCATGCGAAAGGAGGGCGAGAAGTGTTGACCAAGGCTCTTTGGTGGCTCACGGCTTTCAACATGGGCATGGCCGTCGCGTTTCAGATTGCTCGTCTCGCAGTGGAGGCCGCCCGATGACTCACGCATGGTGTTCCGATCCGTCAAGGGACGCCGCCGTCCGAGCGGCCGAGGACAACCGGACGGGGCCGCTGCCGACGCTTGCAGAGGCCATTGCCCGCCCCTTTGCCGAGGCCGCTGAACGCTCATCGACGGTGGGCAAAACCGGCGAGGGGCAAAGTGGGAGGCGGACGGAGCGGGTGACGCTGGAGTTTGAAATCGAGCGAGGGTCGCCGCCAAGCGAATGGCCCTGGAGCTACATCCTGAGCCGATCCGATGCACTCAAGATGCGTCCTGGCGAATCCGTCCGCGTCGTCGAGGAGACGTGTCCCGACGCATGGGCGCAGACGTTTGCCAGACTAGAAGCCGAGCGTGACGCCGCGATCCGCGAGCGGGAGGATTCTGTGTCGTTCTGGAAGGGCGAGTTGCGGTCAAGGACGGCAGAGCGTGACGCGGCCCGTGCCCGCGTGGCCGAACTGGAGGCCGCGAGCGGCGGCGGGGAGGGGGAGCCGGTGGCGATCAGCCCGGCAGAGCGCGACGGGCTACAGGTAATCGTCGATGGAGTTGTCCGGCACGGCAACGGGTTCGTTGTCGTTCCTGGGTCAGATTCGC